TGTGCTATTATTCGCACCGCTTCATCAGGCAATGTGTACCATGTACCCAAAGTTGACGCAACTTTTATTTCCGAACCCGAAACCCAATCAATCGTTGTTGTTGTCGAATCTAATGTTGCACCGGTTAATATTGTATATCTTAAAATTTCAATTGTTTGACCACTCCTGAAACCCTCCGATTCAAAATCACCACCAACCCATGTGATAATGTTTGTTAATCCGTTTTGTTGCAATGTATTTGATTCCGCAGTATTTACCGAAATATTTTCGGTAATTGACAATTCCGATTGTATAAAATCACCCACATTTCCGCGTAAATACGTTGTGACGTTTCCCCAAATATCGCGAAAACTATTATTTGTTATCGTAATCGGCATATTTTTGTTGTATGTTGATTATTTTATTCAAATCTTTTTCATCAAATGCTTTTTGCAAATCTTTATTGTCTTTTATAATCTGTGAAACCTTTTCCGGATCGTGTTCCATTATTGATTCCAACGCTTTTTGATTTATTTCACGCAATTTGTCCATGTTTTTGGACATTTCTTTTGCTAAATTTTTAAAATCATCCATTATTCATCAATTGTTAATGTTATCACCTTGTTTGATGCGTAGTTTTCACGTTGTTTGTACGTGATTTGTGCAAAACTTTGTTCATCAATCCACTCAATTTTTAAAATTTCAACCAAAACACCATTGATTTCCGCATAATTATTGTTTAGCAAAGTTACGAATTCTGAATGACTTAATCGAATACGTGCATTTTCAATGATTATAAAATCATTTTGTTGAATTTCGTTTATTTGATGAAAATTGTTCCATAAAGAATTTGCGGATATAAAATCAAAATAATTTTGTTCCTGAATCAACTCATTTGGTTTAATTGCACCGGTTTGTCCATACAATACTTTTGTTGTACTGAAATATAATTGACTAATTTGCAAACAATCTTTCCTTGAATCAATTAGTGATGTCAAACTTGATGATCCGCCGAAAACATTAATAATATTGTCAATCGTTTCAAATAATTCCCTTGCCACTTTTTCCACAAAATTTAATTGCGTTTTTCTTGAGCCTAATGAATACGGAATTGGGACTTCATTCAATCCTTTTATTGTAATTAAATCATCATGTGTGACCGGAAAATTAGGTTCGGTTGAAAATTCCGCATCATGGTTGTCGTATGTCACCGAATCAAGTGTGTGTAAATCTGAATAATCCAAAGAATATCGGATGTAATATCGTTTCCAAATTTCATCGGTGTTATATGTATATTCGTTATCCCTATCGGATTGTAATGACAACGCCGGTTCAATTACGTTAATGGTTTGGTTTTGTAGCCAATCGCGTCTTTCAATCCTGACAACACCATTGCGAACAATCAATTTTGCATTAAACATTGTTTCAAGCGAATCGATAAATTGACCAAATGTTGACACCGAATCGGATGATGATGGAACACCTTTTGAAAATGGAAATGTTTCAAGATTATTGAACGAAATATCACCAAACACGCTTTCCCTATCTCGCGTCAATGGTACGGGTAACAATGCAAAATGTGGATATTGATTGAATAAATCACTTTCAAACGTAAAACCAAGATATTCACATCCTTTTGTTAATAATTCGGTAAAATAACACGCCGGTAAAAACTTTTTGGATGGAAATAATATGTTCAATAATTGTTTTGCAAGTTTTATGACAATAATAATCAAGGCGAAATAATATGCAAGTTTTACAATTAAATTCAATGATGCCTCGAGAATACCCCCCAAATCGACTTCCGGCGGAATTGATGGTGTCAATGCACCTTGCAATTGGTTAAATGCTTCCGCCGTTTCTTTTGTTGCCTGAATTAATGCCTCACCCATAATGAAACCGGTAATCGCAATATTTAAAAGTAATTCACCTTGATTGTCTTTAATTACAAAAAACGGAACTTTGGATGTGTTAAAAATTACGCCTTTTTCTAACATCAATTCAAATGTTGTTCCATCCGCACGTTCTTTGAAATTATCTAATGCATTACGCTTTTTTAATTTCACTTCGATTTCATGGTCACGAACCTTGACACCATCAACCAAATCAACGTAATATTGTAACGTCACACCGCTTGTTTCAACATCGTATGGAATACCCTCAAACAATCCAACATTCGTGATGTGGTTTCGGATCAATTCGTTTGCCTCACGCGGTAAAATAACCGAATCAACATTCAATTGAACGAATTCAGGATTGCCGGAAAAATCCGCAACAACACCAATTTCATTTCGGTTTCGCGGTGATATTTCAATATTGTTTAAGAAATGCCTCATTTTACTTTGTATCTGTTATAAACAATTGTGTTTCCTTGTTTTGTTGATTTAACAATTTCCATTGCACCTTGTGTGATTTCACCCAATTGAATATTTGTTTCGGGTTTGTCCTGAATAACTTGTGTTAAATTATCCAATCGATTAACCAAAACCGCCAATTCCAACGCACTTGAAACTTGTGAATCCGAACGAACAATTTTTCCATTTTGGTATTCCATTGCTAAATTGCTTAATTCATCGTTTGTAAGACCTCCAATTTGTTCATTCAATGCTTTTGGCACAACACGTTCGTTTGGATGTAATACGGAAAGGAAACCGCCTTTTCCATCGATTCCACGACCATTTGTTCCGGTGTCATCAATACCACTTTCAAATGTTGGTAATGACTGAATGAATTGATTTAAAAATTGTGTGTCGCGAATTGTTTCCGCTAATGGATTTTTTGAATTTGATTGAATTTTTGAATTGTACGTTGAAAAAACACTTTGAGCCAATTGGATTCGTTGTTGCCTTTGTTGTTCTTCTAACTTTTTGCGATTACCCTCCGCGATTATTTTTTGTTGTTCCGCCAAAGATTCTTTTGCATCAATGTTTCCTTGTTCCGCCAAAGTTCGCAACGTGTCCGCTTGTTTTTCTGCCATCGAAATTTCTTCTTCAATTGCGTCAATTTTTCGGTTCGATTGTTTAATGAAATAATCCGCACTTGCTTTGACCAATGCATCCGTTGTTTCAAATATTTTTTTATCCGCATCGGTTGATGAATCAACCAATTGTTGATTGTAATCCTCAAAACTTTCCAATGCTTCATTGTCCAATTCTTTTTTGTCATTTATTCCTTGTTCATGAATTATTAGTTTTTCGGTTTCCGCGTCTTTTCGTCTTTGGGTTTGTTCTTCAACAAGTTCATCATCCTTTATATCAAAATCCGCATTGATTTTATCAATTGCGTCTATTGTGATGTCTTTTTGTCCAAGTAACCGGTCACGCTCTTTTATCAACGCATCCATTTCTTTTTGTTCCGTTTGTTCAATTTTTCGGTCAACGGCATCCATTTCATATTGAACACGTTGGTCAATGAAACCTTTTTCTAATTTGGTTTTTTCTTGAATCATTTGGTTTAATAAATTGGCATCAAATTTCCCGGTTTCTTCAATTAATTTTAATTGCCTTTCAAACTCCGCATCAATGTCTTTTTGTGACGTAATCAATTCGCGGTCTTGTTCAATTTGAATCAATTGTTGTTGCAAATCAATTTGCCTTGATAAATAGTCATTTGTATCTTTTAATTGTGTGTTAAATGTTTTTATTGTTTCGGTTGATGTCGAAACACCTTTTGTTGTTGTTCTATTTAATGCATCCCTTTGAACAATTTCTTCTTTTACTTGTAAAATTAACTCCTCTTCATTTTTTTTCAATTCACCATACAAATCTGTTAATGCTTGAATTTCAACCGGCTTTGCACCAACTCTTGCGGTCAATGACGCAATTTTTACCGGATCACGAGCAGATATTGTTCGCGTTCCTGATTTTACAAGCACATCGCGTTGTGCATTATATACATAATTGGGGACGGTTTTTGTGGCATTTTTTGCGTTTTTTAAAGCTAATTTTAAATTCGTTAATTCCGCATCCGCTTTGTTTTTTAATTGCAAAGTTTCATTTTTTAATCCGGTAACGATATCCGCTTGATTTTGCAAACCCTCTTTCGTTAATTTATTTTTTTCTTTTTGCGTATTGGCATCCAATTTTTTTTGTCGAATTAACAAATCATTTTTACGAAACTCCTCTTCCTTTCGTTCCAATATTTTCTTTGTTACGGCATCCGCAACATCTTGTGATTTTCTTGTTTGTGCTTCATTTAATGAATTTTGTTTAGTTCGGCGTTCTTCTTCCGCTCTTAATTCCTTTGCACCGCTTACCGCATCCCATAATGCACTTGCAAATTCAATTGCAAGACTTATTGCAATCGACCATCCAACACCCTTTAATGCGTTGGAAAATCGGTTTGTTTCGGTAATTCCTTCTTTTTTTAGTTTTACCAATCTTTTTTGTTCCTTATTATATTGCTTTGTCAATGGTATGTTTCGCATTATTGCTTGACCAATTCCCGACAAACCCATTCGATAAACCTTTTGAATTGTATTTAATGCAATTAAAGACGCTTTATAAACAACAAACGCACGAATCAATTTATACACAACACTAACAATTTGCGGTAAATTTGTTGCAATCCATTGAATAAATGTTGTAAAACCTTGCATCGAATTTTCGCCATCTGTTATTCCAAGAAATAAATCGGTGAATGCATTTTTTAATTCCGTTAATGCATGACCTAATGTTTGCGTTCTTGTGTTTGCTTGTTCTTGTGCCGTTCCAAGTGTGTGCATTTTATTTTCCATTTCGGAAATTGCATCAACTTGTGTCAACATTGCCTTTGCACCAACAATATTTTCTGCACCAAATACCTTGACCAATGCATTTTCATCTTCCAATAATGGCAACAATGTCCGAACACGCTCTTCAAATGTTAATGATTTATCCGAAAGTTTTTCTACATTTATTCCGGCTTTTGCAAATTCTTTTGCAAGTTTTGGCGTTCCTTCCGGTGCGGACATTTTCAACATTATGTTTCTTAATGCCGTACCAACTTCCGCACTTTCTTTAAATGATGGTTTTAATAATTCAATCATTGCCACCGATTCCTCAATTGACACGTTGAAACCATCCGCAACACCACCAAATTTCAATAATGCATCGGTGATTTGTGGTATTTCCGCCGAACCAAATTTCGCACCATTTGCCAACACATTTACAAACTTTGCCGACTCTTCCGCCGGTGCTTTAAATTGATTTAATGCACTTGTTAAATTTTTCGATGCTTCAGGCAAATCCAATCCGGATGCTTGTGATAATAGAATCGCACTTTTGGTGACTTCATTCAATGCTTGTGCGTTTTCAAGCAATTCAGGTTTTGCCGAACCTATTAATTTATATGCTTCAAGAACTGCACTTGCACCACCATCAACTTCGATTCCCAATTCCCTTGCTTGTTCTTTAAAGAATTGTAAGTCTTTACCACTTGCACCGGTGATTGCACTTAAATCCGCAACCGCTTTGTCAAAATCAATTATTGATTCAACACCACTTCGAACAATTGTTCCAATTCCAAATGCCAATCCCAATTGTGCCAAACCGCCACGCAACTTGTTTAATGCACCGGTATAATTTCCAACATTTCGAAAGTTGTCACCGACTTGTTTGTCAAGTTTTTTTAATTGTGCATCACCTTGTTGTGCGGATTTTGTGACACGTTTATATTGTTGTTCTAATTTATGGTATTGTTTTGTGTTCTTTTTTCCGGTTTGCTCAAGATGTAACAATTCCGCACCCAAAGTTTTTGATTCGTTTTTTAAATCCCTTGTTGCTTTTACAAGTTGTTTATAGGCATCTTTTTCATCCTTTGCAAGTTTTACCGCTTTTTGCTTTTGCTTGTTGATCCGTTCTTGTTGCCTATTTTCGGCGGTTTGCGTTCGGATTTTTTGTTGTTTAAGTTTTTCCGATTGTTGTTCGGCAATGGCTTTTTCCTTTTCAAGTTTGATTGTATCGCGTTGCAAATTGTTCGCTTTCTCGACCATTTGCATAAACTCTTTTAACTCTTTTGCACCGCCAAATTTCGCTTTTGAAATATCGTTTTTTAAGGTTGCACCAATCTTTTTGAACTCATCATCGATTTTGTCCAAAGTGACCATTGTCTTTTCCGCACTTTCGCGGATGCCTTGAAAAATATCCTCTTTTTCAAATAATTCGTTTGCTCTAATCTTTGCCATTGCTTTGTTTATTAAATCGTTCGTATTCGCGAACCAAATTAAAATATTCTTTTGCCTTTATTTTTTTTATGTCAATCCATTGTCCCATCCATTTTGATAAATGAATCAATGTTTGTTCAATCGTTATTCCTGAACCGGCGTTTGCCATCA